AGCGGCTTTGGCGGCGCCAGCAACAATGCCAGCCCCCAACGCGGTGCCAGTCCCCGTTCCTCCCCCAGTGCTGCTGACGGGGGATTCAATGGCGCGGATGCTGCCCGTGGTGCCTCCACCGTCTGCGCCAAGCCGCCCAAATGACACAGCGCCCAACGGTTTGATGTCGCTTCCCGGCTTGACAAGGTTGATACCAGCAATGACAAGGTTGATGGCTTTAATCCATGCGTTAGCCATAAACTCGAAATAGGTTGCCAGCCCGTTTACGACGTTGCGGACGACGTTGCGGAAACCCTCGAACTTTGTGTACGCAACCGTGATGCCGGTGACGAGGGCGGCGATACCGACGGCGATGAGGCCAAACGGGTTGAGGGCCATAGCCGCGTTTACGGCGAGAATGGCTGTGGCGACAGCGCCGATAGTGCCCGCGATTATGGTAAACGCTTTCGGGTTGTCCTGCGCCCAATCCGCGGCCTTCTGCAAGTACGGCAGCACCTTCTGGAGCACCGGGAGCAGCGCCGCCCCAATGGATTCTTTTGTCTCGTCAAGAGACAGTTTCAGTTTGGCAAACCCGCCCGCGGCTGTATTGCTCGCTTCCTTAGCGGCCCCGCCAAACGTGCCAGTCATTTTTGCAAACACTTCCTCGAGGGTTGCGCCGCCCTTGATCATGTCGCGCACTGACGGGTCCAGTTTGGCTAGCGCCGCCGTGTTTCCGCCATACGCCTTCTCCAGCGCCTTGCTGACCGTTTCAAGGCTGACACCCTTAGCGGCGGCAATGTCCATGGCAAGGCTGGCAGCGTTCTGCGCCTCATTGACATCTTTTGTGACCCGGACAAGGCCAGCCAGCGCCGGACGCAACTGATCGTCCGTAATGCCGAGATTGCGGCCCTGAGCGCTTATGTACTTCTCGACGCTCTTAATCTGGTCGTCAGTTGCCCCGGTAGTTGCCTTCAACTGGCGCGCAAGCATCTGCTGCGATTTCTCGTCGTCCATTGCGGCCTTGACCGCGTCCCCCATCGCGGCAGCCAAACCAGCCACCGCAGCCGCCGCCGGTAGTGCGGCCTTCTTTAACGCAAACTGCGCCTTCTCGCCAGTGGTCTCTAACTGCTTGAACTGGGCTATGGCTTTGCTGACGCCCTTGCCGTCAAACTCAGAAACGATAGGGATAGAGATAGCCATTAGATGTTCCCCACCATTCTGTTTGCTTCGCGCATTACACGGTCCACGAGGTCGCGGATTTTGTCATGCACGTCGTTTGCTTTGCGTTCGTACGCTTTCCACATTGCGCGGGACGGCGACCCGTACCTTTCAGTCAATGCCTGTGCCATCGGTGAACCAGACTTGGCTTTGCCTGCCATGTCAAACACAGCAGCCTCCGGCCCCGTCCACTTCATGCCAAACACAGCAAGGTTTTGTCGAAAGCCCAGCCCTGTGTCGCGCACCTTTTTGCCAGACGTAAACGGCACAATAGTTCTTGTCGCCACGTTGTATCGCCACGGCAAAATAGTCGCCCCGGATCTGGTTTCCCATTCACGGATCATGCCTGACAACGGCGGCTTTTCGGGCACCAACTGTTTTGCTTCCGTCACTACTGGTGCCATGATTTCCTTGAAATCTTTGGTGATTTGGCGGCGCAAGTTTTTGTCAGTTGCATTTAGGATTTTTAGCGCGTCCTTCAGCCCGACCACCTCAATGCTCGTTTGTGGGGTCATCGCTGCTTCCTCGCTTGCTCGTTCAAGATAGTAACAACCGTGGCTAGGTCACGCCCCTCAAACGGTATCTGCGGTGGCCAGTACCCGGTAGAGACAAGCACCACCGCTAGCGAATAGTGGTACGAGCCTTTCAGGAAGGGTTTTCGGGTTCCTGCCCGACAACCTCGATGGCGGCCAGTTTCTTAACGTAGTCGTCAAACACTGCCGGGACGGTAATGCCAGCCTGTTTGCAGGACTCAAACGCCATGAACGCCAGATCCTCGACGCCGATGCCGGCGGCCAGTTCGGATGCTTTCCGCTTGTATTTGCGTTCCCATGCCACCACCACAAACAGGTTGGTGGTGACTGTGTAGTCGTCGCCGTCGTTTGTGGTGACGTGCAGGTTCAGTTGCATTAATTCTCCCTAGGTTGTGTGTAGATCAGGTGACGTCGCGGACCCAAGTTCCGCCCGTAAAGACGGCGGTGACCATTGCGAGTTCCCCGACGGTAGACGCAATCGGGGTGAAGTTCTCCAGCATGGCGTTGGTGATGATGTATTCGGGGTTGCTGGCCGACTCTGTGGTGCCGGACGGGCTGATGGTCAGCACCGTGGTGCCGGTGCCCACGCAGGACGCGAGGATGGCCTCCACCTCGGATGCGCCGTAGGAAAGGAACATTTCCAGCGTGACCTCGACGCTTTGGAGGCCGCCAACGAAACGGTGGCCGGTGTCGCCCATGGCGGTGGACTCCAGCGGGTCGCTGCCGATGGTCACGGTGACGCTGCGGCACTGATCGGACAGGTCGGTGGTGGTGACGCCCTGCGTGATGTTGACGGTGGCGTTGGAAAGGAATGTGCTGGTGGCCATGGTTGTCCTTTTGCTAGTTGCGCCGTACGGCTACCCGCACGGTCAGGTCGTATGTCGGCAGTTCCTGCCCGCCGCCGATAATCATTACAGACGGGCGCAGGTCTGTCACGGCTATTGCAGAATTCATGATTTTGTCGGCTTGTGTAAGCAGCCAGTCTGACGCGTCCTGATTACCGGGCGGTGGGGCGCAAACACGAATACGCAAGGTGATGTCACCCACGTTGTATGTAAACGCCTCCACGGTTGGTAGTTCCAGAAAGAACGTCATGGGTCGAGCGTTGCGCGGATCTGTGACAACCTCGTAGCCAAGGTTGAGGGCTGTCAGCGCGGTTTTGGTGGCGTTGACCGCGTCCCACAGGATGCCGGTGGCGGCCATTACGCAACCTGCGGACGGCCGACACCCAGCAACTGGAGGATGCGCCCGAGGGCTGACGGCACAGGGAATGTCCCCATCGAGTCGAACGATGCGAACGAGTCTGCGGATCCGCGTTCCCTGTACAGCAGTGCGGCGTACATGATGGTGCCTAGGGTTACGTCGCCGCCGGGGCTGGTGTGCAGTTCATCGGTCAGGTAGCCCGATTCCTGTCTGCGTCGGTACGCAAACGCATTCGCGGCCGACACACACTTCGTGATGAACGCGGTGTCGTTGGCGGTAGCCACAGCGATACCCAGCCATTCGGTCACGTTGGCGTTGGTGATCCATGTGCAAACAGGGTTCCATTCCAGCGTTCCGTACGGATCAACCGCGTAGTAGGTGACGTTTGTGCCCGGGTTCTGGTACAGAACCTGATTCGGTATCGGGTTCTCGTAGTTGAACTGCAGTTCGCCAAGGTTGTCCACCCCGATGAACTCGTACTGAGGCAGCGCCGTGACGATGACGCCTGAGTCGTTGAAGCCTGCGCCGACACCGGCTATTTCGACTTCTTGGCTGACGGTTACGTCAACGTTGGTCAGTAGTTGGATGACTGCGTAGTCATCCAGACGCATGGCCCGGACGACGTACGCAATCTCCGACATGGCGTGACCGTGTGCCTAGGGTTAGGCGACGGTGATCTTCTGCACCATCGTCGAGTCGGCGATGAAGGCAGCGCAGTAGCCGTAGTACGAGAAGGTGCGGCCCAGCGTGGACGGCGCCTCAACGGACATGAGGCCACGGATCTGCTCGTAGAACTCGATGGCGTTGCCGCGGGCAAGAACCATCGTGCCGGACGCAAAGTTTGCGTCCACGACGAGGTTGAGGCCGAGCGGGTTGAGCGTGTTGTACGACGTGATGTTTTGGGTGCCCATCCCGTTGACGCCCATGAGACCGGCGGCTGCGGCGTACGGGAACACGGGGCGCTTGTCGGCGTCCAACTGCTGGGACAGTTTCTTCCACACGTCCGGGGCCACGAACAGGTGGTCGGGCAGGAAGCGGGTGGCCGTCAGGATGGACTCTGCGACCTCGTAGAGGGTGCTGATCAGGTCGGTGGGGTCGGTCTGGTTGACCGTCCACGTCACGCCTGATGCGGCGCCCTGCGCCACGATCTGGTCAGCGGCGAGGTTGTCGCTGGCGATGAGGTACTGCGAGGCGAGATCGCGCAGGATGATTTCCATTGCGCCCGGCGAGGTGAAATCCACGTCTTGAACTGACAGCGTGACCTGCCCGGCAAGCGTGGTTTTGCTTACCACGTTGGAGGCGATGACAGGCGTGGTGGCCGACACAGGGTTGAGTTCCGGGGTCTGCGCGGCGACGCTGGTGTGCGTGGTCCACGTCGGACGAATAAACGTCTTCTGGTTGCCACCGTCGGGCATCGCGCGGGCACCGACTGCGGCGACCACGGGACGAACGTAGTTGAGGTCGTCAAACACGGGGCCGAGGACCGGCACCGGGAGAAGACCGGGCGTGTCGGTGGTGAGAACGTCGCCTGCGGCGGCCTGCAGTGCGGTCTGCTGTGAGCGGGCGGCCTCGACGAACGCCTCGTTGACCTTGCGGAACGTGTCGCCACCGATGTGGTACGCAGCGAGGTACTCACCTGCGGACGGCATGGCAAACTTGCGCTTCGGCTGCGCCGGAAGTGCGGGGGTCGGAATGGCTGCGGCCTCGACGACCTCTGCCTGTGCGGGTGTTGCTTCCACGGGTTCCTCCTCTGGAACTTCTGGGGTTTCTGTTTCGTCGGGGTCGGTTGCTGCTTGCGCGGCTACTTCGGTGATGGTAGCACCTGCGAACGCCGGTATGGGGACAAGTGACAATTCCATCCATTCCGCTTTGGTGACGGTGATGCGGCCCTGCTTGTCCTCTGTGAACTCGATGGGGTTTACGCCCACCGAAACGTCCATGACGCCGTCTGCTGCCAGCACCAGCGCTTCGTCGCCAAGGGCGGTGCGGCTGATTCGCATGGATGCGAGCATGGCTTCGTCGGTGTCAACGCGTTCAGCGACGATGCCGATGGGCATGGTTGAGTCGTGGTACATGAAAACGCGGGGTGCGCGGCCGTCCACCGGCAGGCTGCCGGGCTTGAACATGACTTCCTGCCCGCCCGACACAGTCGCGTAAACATTGTATGGCACTGCGATGGCGTCGATGCGGCGTTCGCCTTCCTTGTCGCCGGCTTCGGCCTTGACGGTGACGGTGTCGGTGGTGAAGCGGATCATGCCAATTCCTCCTGAGTGTTTTCTTCCACGTCAATCATTTCGCGGCTCGTGTTTGCGTCGTCCATTTCGCCAAGGTACTCGTCGTAATCGAACTCGATGAACGTGCCGTTCGGCAGGACGTTGTTTGCGGACAGGGTTGCTGCGATGACTTCGGCGTATGCCTTAGTGCCGTACAGCCACAGATCCCAGCGGGACTCCCGGCTGTTTGTGTATGCGTATGAGCCGGTGGGGACGCCCAGCAGGTAGGGCGGGATGTTGCAGATTTGCGCCATTTGCAACGCACTGAACTGGGCTGACTCAATCAACAGCATTTTGTCTGGGGTGGCTGTGGTCGGTTCGTAGGTCAGGAACTCGTTGAGTGCGGCAGTCTGGTTGCTGGCGCGGGCCGCGTTGAACGCAGCGGACAAATCGGCTAGTTCTTGTGCGCTAAGGGGTTCGCCACCGACCTGCCTGAGAATGCCCGAGGGGATGGATGAAGAGGCGTTCCGTAGCCGGGCGTCCTCGATGCGTAGTGCGGTGGCGATTGTTTGTTCGGACGAGTAGATCAGTCCTTGTGTTGAGCCGATGAACTGGATGACGTTTACGGGGTCGAGCATTTCGCCGTTGAAATACAGTTCGTTGCTGGGTGCGTACCAGACGGGGCCAGCCTGATCGGGGGTTGTAATCGAACCGGTTGGAAGGCGGGTAAATGAGGCGGGGTAGCCGTCTTGGGTGCGGCTAGTGCAGTACCAAAATCCCCGGCCGTAGAAGAACAAATCATCGAGCGTCCAACTTATGAGCGTTTCATAACTGATGGACGGGTCGGGGCGGCGCAGCCACGACCTAGGTGCCAAGTACTCGGATTCCATTTCGCGGGTGTCAGGATTCCACCGTTCGCGATACATACGCAGCGGCATAGCGGACAGGACGTTTGCGTGAAGGTCGCGGGCGCGGCTGATCGCGGGCACCTGCATCGCACGATTGCGGGCCTCGCCTTCTTGGTAGGTGTAGTACTGCCCAATCAGGTTGATGCCGCCAGCATTGGGGTTGTACCCGCCGACAGCGGCGCGGACCTGCGGCTCAACCGGCGAAATCTGGGCTTTGGTTTCTTTGCGTGTAAACAGTGCCATGAGAGATGTTGCGGCCTCGCCCGACACGGGGCCACGCCAGCACCATACAGCACTAGGAAACCACAAGCATGGGTTTCTGTTTTGTTTGCGGACGGCTCACTAAGGCGATAGCCCACACCGCGGTCCGTGCCACCTCGATCGGCCCCGGGGATTTCTGGCTGGACAGCACATACCCTTGCGCGGTCTTGACCCCTACAGCACGGTTCATGTGTTCCGACAGGGTGCGAGCATTCGTGTGAATGACGCGCCCCTCTTGAATCATCGAGCGGACAAGGCTCGTAAATTTGAGTAGTTCGCCGTAGCCGACAAGGGCGTAACGGCGGGCATACTCTGGTGGCAGGTGCAATTCCAATGTCGGCGTCACGGCAAGGTTGACCGAACGGTCAGCCATAACGCGGGCGACCTGTTCCCACATGGCGTCCTCAGAGTCCACCACGAACTCGACGTCCACCATGATCTGCCCGTCGGCAACGGTGGCGCGGGTGCCAACGTAGCGGGCTTCATCCACGGATGAGTCGATGGCTAGTACTCCGCCGGGCGGCATCGGGCGGGTGGTGGCGCAGGACTCCCATACCCCCGGGTCGAGCATTGCGCCCCGGGTGGTAATCCACTGGTTCAGGTGCGCCCGCAGGAAAGACTCCTTTTTGGACGCGGCCCGCAACGCCTCAATGGTAACGGTGGTGCCGAGGGCTGGGTTGGCCCACCCCCACCACTGCTCGTCCTTAGGGTCGGCCCCCATCGGCATTGACCATTCCGCAAAGTAGGTGTCGGTCTGGGTGCCGGCGTCAATGTCCGCTAGGGCTTGTTCCCTCATGTGAATCATGCTGTGGGAACCCATGTCCCCGGCTGTGGAAAAGCAGGCCAACAGTGGGTTGGGTCGGGCAATCATCGAGGGCCTGAGCGCGTCGTCCATGACCGACGGGGCAATGTTCCACAATTCATCCACCACAATCAGGTCATAGGAGCCGCCGTGCAACCGGGCGCTAGCGGCGCGGATCTCCCACGTTGACCCGTCCGGCATCGTCACCTTCTTGCGCCCAATGGCCTGCAACTGTTTGCCCCCAAACCGCTCGACCAGCACCGGGGCCAACGCACTGAAGATGGCTTCGGCGCGGTCTAGTTGGTTGGCTGTGGAAAGGACGTGCTGGGGTCGCCCCAACCGGGCCGCGTGTTCCGTGACCCACCACCCAATCATCGAGGTCAACAACACCGACTTGCCCTGCTGACGAGCCGTTGAGACCAACGCCTCCCGCCGCAGCAACCGCCCACCGTCATGCTCCAACATCCCGGCAACCGCATACGCCTGCCACGGCATCAACGGCATCAAATGCGTAGCAGCCCAAGCCTCCACCTGAGGCCCAAACGATTGCCCCCCCACCCGCGCCGTTTCCAGTCTGGGCTGCTCCCGCCCCATCCCAGCCAGCCCCCGCTGATCCGCGCCAGTCAGGGCTGGTTCGGGCTGATCCGCAAGAAAGAGACGGACGGA